GTCAAGTTAATTCTAACTATGGAGCTCAATGGGAAAGACGTGGTCAATTAGACAAAGTTATAAAAATGCTAAGACGTAACCCAGACACTAGGCAAGCTACGATATCTATATATGATGGCAAAGAAATCGATCAATATAAATATGATACCCCTTGTACTTATGCAATACAGTTCACTGTTGTAAACGATAAACTGAATATGTGTGTGACGATGCGATCTAACGATCTCTGGTACGGTTTCTGCAATGATCAGTATTGTTTTGCAAGACTGCAACAGATGGTATCAGAGGAGACAGATTATGAACTAGGATATTATTATCATTTTGCACACAACTTACATTTGTATGAAAAAGATTTAGGAAAGTTTTTACCGCAAAAGCCTGATAATCTGCTACAAAGAAAACATGATATATATGGATAAAGAAATAACATATTATTTATACCACATCCCGGGTAAAAAGATTGGTGTAACACGTAATATTAATAAGAGAGTTACACAACAACAGGGATATACCCTAGACGAAATAGAAGTTCTAGATCAAAGCACAGATATCGATTATATATCAAGCCGCGAGTTAGAACTTCAAAAGTCTTACGGCTATAGAGTCGACCTTAAACCTTATAAACAATTATTTAAAATGAAAGTAAACGCAACCGAACAAACCTCAACATTTCCTGTACCATTAGACAAACTTAAAGGTAGACTTATGGATTCACTAGGATTAACATGGGAAACAATCCATGGCAAGTTTGAAGTAACTAAAGAAACAGTAGAATGGATAATGAAAAACGCATCTACGTCTATGTTTAATAAAAATAGATCTTATATATATAATAAAGCTTTTTACGAAGCTTTCTTAAACGAAACTAAAAGCGAAATTCAATCTTTTTATGATCAACTAAAAGATAGACCATCCAAACAAAACGGTCACGCTTGGGTTGAGTCTGATAGGTTTCAATTAATAAGAGATTGGGCTGGATCAAGAGGCTTATATAGTAAAGGTGATACTAAAACTCAATTCTGTAAGTTAATGGAAGAAGCAGGTGAGCTTGGTAGAGCTATACTAAAAGATGATGAAGCTGAATTTGTAGATGCTGTAGGTGATATGGTTGTGGTGTTAACAAACCTAGCTCATTTAAGAGGAGTATCTATTGAACACTGTATTGATTCAGCATATAAAGTTATATCAAACAGAAAAGGTAAAATGGTTAATGGTACATTTGTAAAAGATGAGTGATTATCAACAAACAATGACAGCTATAATAGCCATACAAATCGTAGGCTTTTTAATAATATTTATATGGACAAAAACAGATGACAGAAAAAACAATTAAATTCAGAGACCCAGTAGTTGAAACAGTAGTAGATAAATTTGTAGGTAGATCAGACGTAGGCTTTAAAAAATACGGCCAAACGTTAGATAAAGAACGCAAAACAGGCGTTAAAGACTTAGCAGGTTATTTAAACGATGTACAAGAAGAACTAATGGATGCAATATTATATATTCAAGCAGCTAAAGATGAGCTAACGGAAGCTAAAGACAGAGTTTATGGCAAAAGTATTAACGGTTTACCATATTATGTCTCGGATATTGCGTCGTAAAAAGCGCGGTCCGGTTAGAGCTAAAAAGAAAGTTGTAGATGGTATAGAATTTAAGTCAGGACTTGAAGCATATATGTATAAAGCTTTGAAAGAAGCAGGTATACAGGCAGAGTACGAAGGGGTAAAGTATGAACTTACCCCTTCATTTGACTTTAACAACGAATGTTATGAGCGACAAGGAAATGGAAAGGGCGAGTATAAGAATCGCGGAGGCAAAAAAATACTTAAGATCTCTTATACACCTGATTTTACAGGAACAGGATTTATCATTGAGTGTAAGGGAAGAGCAAACGAATCTTTTCCTATACGTTGGAAACTATTTAAGAAATATGTCAGCGAACGACTTAATAGCGTTACTCTATATAAACCACAAAATCAAAAAGAATGCGACGAAACCGTGAGCCTAATACTTGGGAAAAAAAAGAATTAGCTAGAAAAAAATATGCAGAAAGACAATTAGAAAAATTTATTAAATGGAGTATAGATAACAAAGGTTATCTAAAATACAAAGAACTTATAGAATATGAAAGAAAGTACTCTGCTAGAAATGCAGAAAAAAATAACGGCATTAACTAATGTTGTGCAACACCTAATGCAGGAGATTAATTATTTAAGAGATCTTAGTGTAGGAACATTAGAAACAGTTAAGCTTATGCCTGACTATGAAAACGCAATCAACGCTTTAAAAGCTAAGATGGAGGAAGAAGTTAAACAAAAACAAAAGGAGAAAAAAGATGGAGCTATCGAACAAGATACTAAGTGATGTAACAGTTTATATGAAATATGCAAAATACATCCCTGAATTAAGCCGTAGGGAGACATGGGACGAGTTAGTAACACGTAACATGAATATGCATATTAAAAAATATCCTGAGCTCACAGACGACATTAAAACAACATATAAATTAGTCTATGAAAAAAAGATTTTACCAAGTATGCGATCACTTCAGTTCGGAGGTAAGCCGATTGAAATATCACCTAATCGTGTTTATAATTGCGCTTATTTACCTATCGATCATATTGAATCGTTTAATGAGGTTATGTTTTTATTACTTGGTGGAACCGGAGTTGGATACTCTGTTCAAGATCACCATGTTAAAAAGCTAGAACCAGTAAATAAACCTTATAGTAAAAGAACTAGAAGATTTTTAATAGGTGACTCAATTGAAGGTTGGGCAGATGCTATTAAAGTATTAATGAAATCATATCTTGGTGAAAAAAGAAGTTCACGTGTAGAGTTTGACTACTCTGATATACGCCCTAAGGGTGCAATGTTAGTAACGTCTGGTGGTAAAGCACCTGGACCTCAACCGCTTAAAGAATGTATAGTAAAAATAACAGGAGTTTTAGACTCAAAGGAGGATGGCGATATGCTCTCCACTATAGAAGTACACGATATAGTTTGCCATATTGCAGACGCCGTCTTAGCTGGTGGAATACGTCGAGCAGCTTTGATAAGTCTGTTCTCAGCGGACGACGAGGAGATGATCTCTTGCAAGTCTGGAAATTGGTGGGAAACAAATCCACAAAGAGGAAGAGCGAATAACTCTGCTGTTCTTATGAGACATAAAATAACTAAAGAGTTTTTTATGGACTTATGGAAACGTGTAGAATTATCAGGTGCAGGTGAACCTGGAATATATTTTAATAATGATAAAGACTGGGGTACAAACCCTTGTTGTGAAATAGCTTTACGACCATATCAGTTTTGTAACCTATGTGAAGTAAATGCTAGTGATATTGAATCACAAGAAGATTTAAATAACAGAGTGAAAGCAGCTGCGTTCATAGGAACTTTACAAGCTGGATATACGGACTTTCACTATTTAAGAGACGTATGGAAAGAAACAACAGAAAAAGACGCGTTGATAGGAGTATCGATGACGGGGATAGGATCTGGCACGGTGTTAGGATACGACATGAAGAAAGCCGCTCAATTAGTAAAACGAGAAAACGCAAGAGTCGCGAAAGTGATTGGAATTAATTCTGCAGCTAGATGCACAACCGTAAAGCCTGCTGGGACGACTTCTCTGGCGTTAGGAACTTCATCTGGTATTCATGCATGGCATAATGATTATTATATCCGTAGAGTTAGAGTTGGTAAGAACGAAAGTATATACAAATACTTAGCTACAAACCATCCTGCTTTAATTGAAGATGAGTATTTTAGACCTCACGATACCGCTGTTATTAGTATACCACAAAAAGCACCTGAAGGTTCTATACTTAGAACTGAATCACCATTTCAATTGCTTGAAAGAATAAAACAAGTAGCAACTGAATGGGTTGCGCCTGGTCATAGAAAAGGTAGCAACACTCATAATGTTTCAGCTACGGTTAGTTTAAAAACTGAAGAATGGGAAACAGCTGGAGAGTGGATGTGGGATAACAGGAAACACTATAATGGTTTATCTGTATTACCTTACGACGGTGGAACTTATACACAAGCTCCATTTGAAGATATAACCGAAGGTGAATATATTAACATGTTACAACACTTAACTGATATAAACTTAGAAAATGTTATCGAGACTGAAGACAACACTGATCTTAGTGGTGAGCTTGCTTGTGCTGGTGGTGCTTGTGAAATTACTTAACTAATGGAAGAAGCAAAAGAATATTATAATGAAGTATACAGATCTGGCGGAGCTGGGTCTGTATATCTACTTCCAGCAGAAGAAGTTAAATTTTACTATCCTAATTGGAAAATAGCATATGATTATATAGTAAGAAATAAAGTCAACAGCATAGTAGATTTAGGCTGTGGACCTGGTCATTTTTCAAGTTTGTTTAGTGAATCTAGCACAACAATCAATGCTTATGATTTTTCTGATGAAGCTATTTCACAGGCTAAAAAGCGTAATAAAACTAATAAAAATACTACTTTCCATGTTGAAGATTTAAAAAACACTAACTTAAAAGATAAAGGTACTTTTTTTACTGCTTTTGAATTTTTAGAACATATTGAGTGGGACTTAGATATAATAAGCAAAATTAGTAGTGGATCTACAATAATATTTAGTGTACCAAGTTATGATGCTAAAGGTCATGTAAGATTTTTTAACAATGAAAAAGAAGTAGAAAATAGATATGGTAAATTACTAAATTTAGATTTACTTAATATACATAAGTTTGGTAAACAAAAAATATTTTTATATAAAGGAGAAAGAATATGAGAACTTTATGCATACTTACTATTTACAACGAAATTAAATTCCTTCCTTATAAGCTACAGTACTGTAAAGACAACGATTTAGATCTGTATGTAATAGATAACATGTCTAATGACGGTAGTTGGGAATGGTTACAAGATAATAATATTAAGTCTCATAGATTTGACACTAATGGGATGTTTTATTTGAAAGCTCTTCAAAAGGAAATGGTAAAAACAGTTCATGAAGAAAAACCTGATTGGGCAATTTATAATGGGTGTGATTTATTTCCTTTGGTAAAAGGTAGTTTAGGTAAAAAACTAGAAGAAATAAATAAAGAAGGTTACAACTTAGCTACTATAGATTATTTAATGTTTTGTAACACTGGTGAAGAACGTTCTAATCCTTTTACTACTTATTTTCATTTCCATGGTTTAAGAAGTTTAATGATGATACACAAGTATGATCCTAAATTCGACTACTATGGAGACGCAGTTAAAATTAGTGCGCAAAATAAAATATATAATCTCGAAGGTGTAATGCCTAACTATGGATGTACTAAAACAAAAGAAGAAAGAGATGAAACATATGCTAGAAGAAAAAAAGCTTGGGATGCTGGTGTAACTCTGAAAGGTCATGGTATACACTACAAAGGTGGAAAAGAAATAAATTGGCTATGGGAAAAGGATAAACTAACAGATGTTAGAAATACTAAATATTATGAGTTTATAAAGAACGCTAGTTTCTACAAATAATAAAAGGGAGGTCTTACGGCCTCCCTTTTTGGTTACAGGAACTTTGGGTATGGTGCCCAGTATTAAGTGTTCCTTAAAGAATTATAAAAATCTTTATCTAAACAATGTTTATTAAACCATTCAAAGCTTCCTTGTTTTGTCATCTGAGGATGCTTTGTATTATGTCCACTACCACCGCTTAAACCTATGCCATGTTTAATACCTATAGCTAGCACTTCATTTGTAGGAAAGTATAATCCACCTTTTGTTTGATTATTTTTTGATCTAAATATATGTAGGTCAAACCAAGGGTCATTATCTTTAGGATAAGTAATGTTATAGGGTAATTTTAATAAAGAGCAAAAAGCTGAAGCTCTACCTGGATGCCTCATGTGAAAATTACTTTTAGTGAATATATTATAATAATACGTTTCATAGGCTCCAAATACATCTGGCTTTAAGTCTTCTTGCCAAGCTTTAGTTATCCACTCTATATATTTAGGATGATACCAATCATCATCTTCCCATAGCAAAGCATACTCATGACCGTTTTCTGTAGCTTTTTCTATTCCATATTTGTATCTCTGTGTTAAATCCTTGTCTTTAGATTTAGGTTCATAGTCTACTACTATTACTTCATCAGGTTGTTTTGTTTGAGATTTAATTATATTCCAATATTGATCTTTAAAAACAGGTCTATCTCCTCTTGTAGGCGTTATTAAGCAAAAGCTCACTTTTTCTTTTTATGTTTATTACAAAAACTCCTAGCAGCTTCCTTGCTACCAAATCCCCATTTTTTAAGAGCCATTTTTAAATTACTAGGTTCTCCATTAGGTTTTTTCATACCACCTTTCATACCTCCAAATCTACAGGCAAATTTAATTCTAGCAGGAGCAGTCCCGCTAGTATGTCTCTTACTTAGTGTTTTACCTGTTTCTTTTTTGTGTTTAGCTCGCATTTTTCTATTACGAGCTTCATACCTTGCGTCTACACTTTTTTTCTTAGCCATTACTTTTTCTTTTTCCCTATTTTAACACAGTTATTAACCATTTTTATCTTACCAGATCTAGTTTTTTTACCACTAGGTGATTTCTTCTTACCTTTCGCTACATACCCAGGCCAACAAGTGTTTTTCTTTTTACCTTTCTTTTTTACCATCTGTTAACTCTTTATCTATATCTCTACACCAGTCTCTTAATTCTTTGACTTCGTTTTCTAATCTATTTATATGATCCGTGTGCCAGTCTTGTTTTAAGTCGTATTCTATACGATCTATTACAGCTTCAGGCATTGCTTTAGCTTCAGTTATGTCGTCTTGTAATGTGTAATACATACCTACAAATGATGAGGTAATTATTATTATACTTAATATAGTTTTAATATCTATTTTAAACTCAGTTCCTTCACTTATTTTCATTTCTAATCTTGTAATACGTTTCCAAACTTATCTGTTTTTTGTTTTTTGTACCCGCCTTTTTCAATAGGGTTTCCAAATTTATCTACTTTTTCTTCTTTTGTTTCAACTACAACATTTCCAAACTTATCTTTTTTTACTTTTTCTTTTTTTATTTTATCTGGTTTTAACTCCCATTCACTCCATCCGAGTGCTAAAGCTATACGCATCCACGTAGCAGTTTCCTCCGCGAACGCGCCTTTTAAATTTTGCATTTTAATCATTAACCTATCTAAAGGTACATTAGTAACCGCTGATATTACCTTAGCTGTAGCTTCGTAAGCTGGGTTATCTAATGAAAAACCTTTATCAATCATTTCTTGTCTACGTTTTTTAGAATCAACGTACCATAATGCTGATTTTATTCTTTTTACTTTAGAATCTACTACTGGTGATAAAGCAATTAACTTCCACGCTGCATCTACGTATTCAGGTCTAGACCTTTTACTTCTTTCATATACATCAATAAGTGTGTTTTTAAGGACTGATACGATGTGTCCAGGAATACCTAGTCCTCTAAGTTGAGAATCCATTATACCGTTTGCAACTCTAAATGTTTTTTCGTCTTTAAATTTTTCAATGTCATCTTCCTCGTCATAGTCTCCAAAGCCTAGAGCAAACATTCCTGCGTGCGCTGCCTGAAACCACAGGTTTTGTACTAACCCATAGTATATTATTTTAGAAACATTATCAGCATCATTACCTCTTCTATTAGATATGTCTTGAATAGCTTTCTTTTGTATCCTTACATATTGCATTTGAGTGTTCGCCCAGTTTAAAAATATTCTACCTAAATCACTAGCTTGCTGAGATGATGTTTTATCAGGTCTACTAGATTGTTGTGACTTTTCAGATATAGTTACAAAATCTTCATAAGCTTTTGCTTTAGCTTCTTTCTCGTCAAAGCCTTGGTCAATTAATTCATTAAGCCTATTTCTATAAAAAGTAGCACCACCTGAAGCAATAGCAAAACTATCCATAAATTTAGTGGGTGAATAACCTTTTTCAATAAGATAAGAAACAGCTGCTTTAAATTTGTTCTTAGCGGTTTTAGCAGCATTAGATATTTCACTACCCTGTAAGTCTATAGATAAACCGTTTCTCCTGTCTACCAGGTAATCAGAGTTTATCAACTCCATAAAATCACTCCAATATTGAGGTTGATTAGCAAATGCCTTACCAGCTTTTAATATGTTATTGTTACTCCAATTTAAAAAGTTAGCTGCTGATATACTTTGTAGTAAAGCAGATCTCATATTAAAGAACATTACAACCCCTTGTGCATTGTTCAAGTAATCTAATACTCTTCCAGCAATTCTATTTTGACCAGACAGTCTATTGTTTCCAGATTTCATCCTAGCGAGCATGTTTTCTAGTGCTTCTCTATATCTAGGACCTAACGCTGCTTCTAGTTTATTTAAATTCTTCTCACTAAATATTACATCTACATTCTGTTGCCATTGCTCTAAATACTTTTTTCTATTTACAGTATTTAAACCTTCAAGTATATCGCTAGAAATACCTCCACCTAACCAGCTTTTATCAGGCTTCATGTACTCTCCTTTGTTTACAGCTATTACTTGTTCTGCAAAAGTTCTAAGCTCAAAGTTATCTAGTACGTAGTCATTCACTTCTTTTAAATCAGACTTAGATAAACCAGGTACGTCATAACCAAGTGAATTCCATATAAAAATTCTAGCAGAGTTTTCGTTTGAAAAACCTGTGTCGTTTATTTTTCTAAGATTTTTAGGTACAGCATTAAGATCTTTTCGTAATTTTCTAAAATCGTCCATTACATTTGTTCTAGCTGTCTGCATGTTCATTTCAGCTCTAACATAAGGCATTATTAAATGCTCATTAAACCATTCCATAGCTTGATCACCTGCTTTCCCTTTGCCTAATAATGGATACAGTAGACCTTCAAAGTCTTCAGCGGAGTAAGGATGAATCATACGATTATCTTTACCTTTACCTATCATAGCCGCTTTAGCAGCTGAAAACTCTTTATAACTTTTTATACCAGTCGCGCTTTCTATTATATCATTAAACTGGGTATCTACTTCTTCACTAAATTTAAACTTAGCTTGTTGTACTTTTGACTTAACGTCTATTTGACCTAATGCTTCTTTTACTGCTTTAACGTTTTGAATAGCATCATCTGCAAAGTAGAAATCATTAAATCCATTTGCCGCTTTTTCTACTATCCATCTTGACTTAGCATACGGCGAACCATCACCTAGCCCAGTTATATTTTTTAAAGGTATATTTATTCCTACACCTTTCAAGAATTCATGTATATTTTGAGCGGACTCAGAACTTCTAGCTGTTAATACAAACACGTTGTCAGATCCTCTTTTATTTATTATAGTTCTAGCTAAATCAGCTAGTGGACCTTCACCACCTTCTCTTACAGTATTAAAATCTGTAAAATCCATTTTAGCTCCGTCGCTTACAAGATCTGACCCTTTTTCAGCAAATTCTTCAGCGTTTAATTGACCCTTAGTACCATCAGGCATAGTGTAATTAACTAAATTTTTACTAGTAGCTAGCGTGTCGTCAAAATCAAATACTCTTATTTTTTTAACAGGCGCATTTAAATCTCTAGCATTAGCTAGTGATTCATCTACTGTAGCAGCAAAACCTAAAACTTCGTTAGCGTCCATGCTGCTTTCTTTAAAACCTGTTACTTCGTTGTTTAACGTATTAACGTTTACTTCTCTAGCTTTTTGATAGTCTTCATACAACTTAGCAGCTATTTTTGACTCTTCTACTATTTCACCAGTTTCAATATCTAATAATTCATGAGCAGCTCCTCCTTTAGTATACTCATTTATCCATCTACTAATTGGAGAGTCACCTATCTTATAATCACTAGGCATGCTTTGCTGAAAGAAAGTACCAAAGTTATCATTAAACGAAGTGTGTATTACCCCTACAGTATAGTTTTCTTGTAATTTTTTAAGATCTACTTTTGACTTATCATTTAACACTGCATCAGCAATAGCTAAATTAACAACTAACGCAGGTATACCATGCTCATATTCAAATTGTTTTTTGCCATCAATATTTAACTGTGTAGTAGGTGGGTTAACTGGTAAGTATTTTAATCTAGCTGCAGCACGTATTGGTCCTTTCATGTTTTCACCCATGCCTTTAGCTAGCAAAGCAATATTATCGTTTGTTGCTAAGTTTTCATCAAGTAATTGCTTAGCAGCTTTATAATTATTAACTACAAAATCAAAAGCTCTTTCTGAATCTTCTTTTCTGTCAGCCATTTCTTTTTCAGAAATGTTATTGTTTATCATGTCTTTGCTAACAGCTTGGGTTTGTAATCTTAATGATTCGACTACTTTAACTTCACCACTTTTTAACTTAAACTCAACTGTACCATCTTTCTTTTTAGTCTGATAACTTTCTAGGTTAGGTATAAATCCCTCTAAAAAACCATCAACAAATTCATTTTTATTACCGTATAGCATGGCTCTTTCTCCAGATTTATATCCATCTTCCATCATGCCTTTGTATTGAACGTATGTAGCAGCTAGTTCAAATGGATCTGGATATATTAAATTACCTTTTGCATCTTTAAGTTTCAACATTTGTTGAGCATTTAGATTCATAAAGCTTCTTTGATTCTGTATGTCTGGCCCATACTGATCTAAGTTTTTTCTTAATAAACCGGCTAATGAACCTGTATTAAAAAAGTCTGCATAAGATTTGTTTGTGTTGCTATCTATAATGTCATCTACAAGTTTTTGTACATTTAAGTTTACACCTGGATTTTTCTTTAATTGTCTAGAAAAAGGAGCTAATAATGTATTGAATTTATTAACTACTTTAGTAATCTGAGCTTTTGTCATTGTACCTTCAGGGAAACTTAATTCTACAATAGATCTAATCTGAGGCCTTCTAATTTTAACTTCATTGCTAAACCCATTATTTTCCACAACTGATCTTAGATTGTTTATAAACGCATCCTTATTAGCTATAAACTTATTATAAACGTCTTCTCCTAAACTGTTTTGTAAATCTTCAGAAAACTTAAAACCAGTGCCTCTACCTACAGCTGTAGCGTATTGAGTTAACATCTCAGAACCTAACTGCTTTTTCATATCAGGATTATTAGCAGTTGCTTCTTTAACAAACTTTTCATTTGTTAATACTTCCATCGTGGCGTCTAAACCAAATTGTTTAGACAATATCTTAGCAAGCGCATTATTTCTACCTCTTACTTTAAAAAACTTATTAAAAGTTTCTGAACTAGGGTTAAGCCTTTCGTATAGTTTAGGACCTTGTGTAGTTGTAGCTGTTTTTAAATTACCTGAACCTTCATATACTTTAACTTCAGTGGGGTTTAATACCGTTCTACCAGTTGCTTTATCCATAACAACTTCTTTAGCAAGAATTTTCTCTTTAGATAACCTTTCAAGTGCCACTAAGTCTTCTATCGGAAGTTTACTTAACAAATACGGTCTAGCTTGTTTTAAAAACGAATCATATACTTTTGATTTTACAAATTCTTTTTTTACTAGTTTATCAAACTTACCTGCAAATTTAGATTCTAATTCTGATGTAAAGTTTTTGTATATACCTGCTAGATCACGCTCAGCTTGACGTTTAGTTTCTCCAGTAGGATTTTTATCCATAACTTTTTTAACTTCATCTAGCGTAACCATAGGACCTGGTCCTTCTTTTGTTCTACGTTGATATTCTAAAGTAGGTAAACCTTCTGACAACATCTCAGACGTTCCCTCCATAATAGCATTGTAAAATTCACCACCAGTTTCTATACCTAAATCTTCTCTTAATGTTTTATCTAGTGTTTGGTCTAAAGATTCTTTAGCGGCAATGTTAACAGCTGAACTTAAATCTTGTTTAAAACCTAATTGGTCCCCGTATTTTTTCGTAATTAAATTATGAGCACGCTTTACTTTATTAGGCAGTATTGAAGGGCTCATTAAATAAGCATCAAAATCATTGTTTTTTGTAGGATCAAAGTTTTTAATAGATTTTGTTAATTCAATATTGGCCAGTGAAACTAATTCTTCTTTAGCTTCTTGTAGAGTAAGGCTTTCATAAGGATCTGTATTAAAGTAATTAGCTTTACCAGCTATTTCAATAATGTTGGTTTCATATCCTTTTAGTATTTCATTTAACACAGCTCCTTGCCTAGCTGTACCTAATTCACCTCTGAACAAAAGTTCTGTTTTGTTAACTCGCTCTTTACGATCACTATTTGATTCACCTTTTTTAAACTTAGGTAACACCTGTTTTAAATCTTGAAATTTCTTAGTTAAAGAAGCCGCTTTTTCTTTCCACCCTGTAGGCTTTTCTTTTGCTAATTTTTTTATAGCATCTAATACATCAGCAGCATTTGTAAGCTCTGTTGTTCCTGATAATTTTAAACCAGCATCTTTAAATAAGTCATCAACTACTTTTTTACCTAATGCTTTATCTAAGTCTTTTTTAATCTTTTTAATTTCCTTTTGAGATTCTTGAAATTTAGTTTTAGCATCTTTTATTACTTTAGACTTTTTAAATTCAGTTATACTACTTGAAGTTATTCTACCTTCAGACACTGCTTTACCTAAATCGTATAAATATTTTATAGCTCCATTTTGACCTGCTAAATCTAGTTCAGATTTTTTATTACTTTTGAATATACCGTTAGTTAAAAAACCAAAAGATGAAGACATTAAACCACCTTGGTTATTGTCTAGGTCTATTTTACCTTTACCAACTAATTCTAGAAAGTTCATTACCACTTCATCAGAAGCTTTAAGAGCACCACCTCTTCTCACCTGCATATATTCTAACAGCTTAGGATCATTAGATTTTAAGTAGTTAACTATTTCCTCAGCTAGTGGATCAAAAGCTTTTGAGTCTGTACCTAGTAATTCGTTAAATATACCATGACTAGCTTCATGTGTTGCAACCTTAACATCTCCATTTAATATAGCGTTTTCTCTAAATATTAAACTTTCTGATCTTGCTACTTTACTAGGGTCAAACGTTATTACTCCATCACTATCAAATGTTATATTAACACCATTAGCTTTACCTTCAGCTACTTTATTATTAATACCATTTCTAGCGTCTCTAAATTTACTTTCTAGATTTTGTATTTTTGTTTTCTTTTCGTCTTCAGATAAATCACTATCACGTATATTATCTTTACTTGTAGCATATATATCTTCTAAATATGTAATAGCTTCAGAGTTAGTATCAAATTTAAAATACTTTCTCTTATTCTTAGCGTTGTCTTTAGATATATTATTGAAGTCTTCATCTATTAATTCACCAGTGTACATGCGTTCAGCGAGTTTAGAAACCTGATCGTCTCTAACTTCTCCTTTGCCTTCTTTTTCTAACACTTGCTTTGCTTCAGAAGTTATTCTATCATATCTGGATTTGTCACTAGTTTCAAGTAATGTAAATCTATTTGCAAAATTCTCATTATTCTTCCACGAATCTTTTTTAAATTGAAGTTGGTCGAATTGTCCTTTTAAAGTTTCTAAAAACTCTACATCAGGGTTTTTGTAATCTAAAATTTCATTAGCTACTTTACTTATTTTACCTTGCTGAAGCACTGCATCGTAAAAATTATTAAAAGCACTTTCTTCTGTAGTGTTTCTAATAGCACCAAATTTATTTTGTATAAAAGTGTCTTGTTCAATTTGTAAATTATCTATAGACTCTTGTTGTAACTCTTGATTCTCTTTAGATATTTTATTATTCTTAACTAAATCATCTAGAGCACGTTGTTGATTAATTATATTAGTTTCCTTAACTCTAAAGTCTTCAAAAGTATTATAATCCGTAAACTGTCTTGCTGCTAATCCAGCCATAAAAGGAGTTATTGACATTGCATGACCAAACATTCCCCCAACAAAAGCAGCATGATCAGCGTTTTCTAGTACAGGTTTGCCGTCAATAAAATTCTGTGTTAGTGTTGTACCAAACTCAGCACCAGCTTCTAGTATAGGATCTGTTGCTAAGTGTAAAGAATTTTGCTTTATATATTGCTTCATAGCATTTTTATATGAAAGCATACTTTCTTTACCCATGTTTTTAATAAGATTCTGTCCTCTTTTTAATATAGGAATTGTAGTAAATCTTTCAAATATAGCTTCAGAAGCACCGTAACCTATAGATTGAACAGCTTGTAAAAATTCATTTTTAACTTTACCTGTTATAAATTCTTCTCTATCACCATCTGCCCAATGTTGACCAGCTGAATAAGCTCCAATAGCCCAAGCTCCTTGACCACCAGTTGCCATTAACGTAGCTAATATAGGTATTTGTTTACCTACTTCATTAGCAACAAAAGAACCAAAATTTGAAGCGTTAGAAAAAGCTCCACCTTGTCCGTATTTATTTTTACGAAAGCTTACGGCTTCACCATACTTGCTCTGCACTCCTTCTTTCCATGAAGAGTAATCATCATATTTATCAGCAAAGAAATTATCATATCTTGCCCATGCTTGACCTATTACATCCAGTTCTTCCATCCCAGCTAACTGTAAACCTTCACTAGCTAAAACAGCTCCTAAACCAGGTCCATACTTTCCAATTTTACTAGCTAAGTAACCTACTCCAGCTACTATATCAGTAAAACCTGTACCTAAATAACTCATCGACTGATTCCAAGTATCATATTGTTTACCAAGTAAATGTAAAGCAGCATCATTGTCTCCTACTTCATCTTCTAAATCCCAAACCTTTTGCCTAGTATTAAACATGGCGTTCATTTTGTTTTGTTGAGTCTGTCTTGCTGCTATATATTCATCAAGCGTTTTCTGATTTACTGGTTTACCATTTCTTAAAGTAACTATTTCACTTTCATCGTTTATGATAAAATCTTTATCAGGGTCATTATATATAGATTCAAATGAGTTTACTGCTTGTAGCTCAGGTGCTGCAAGATATTCTTTTAGTTTTACCTCGTTGTTTGCCATTAAACCCATAGCTTCGTCTAAGTTTTTGTCACGTGACACAACGTTATAATACGATGCTAATTGCTGCGTGTAGTTATCATTGTCAGCACTTCTTAAGTAATTTTTTAAGTTGCCTTGTTCAATATTATCAAACTCGCTATTGTAAAATTTTTCTGCTATAGATTGTTTTATTAATTCAGCGGGTACAGGTAGCTGTTTACCAGACGCATCTACATACTGCTTTTTTAATTGCTCTTCCGTGCTTCGCCACATTTCACTTCCAGGCCCTACGTTTTCTTTTCCACCTTTCATGTAAGGATTTTGAGAACCAAAACCGTTATTTAAATTTCTTAAGGCATCTGACAAAGTTGTTACACCACGCATAAGACCAGTTCCTTGTATCCGCGCACTTGATTGACCGCTAGCAACTAGATTTTTAAGTTCTTTAAACTCCTCACTAACTACAAAAGGTAATGGTGTGTCTTTTCCTCCATAAGAAAATGTTTGACCTCTGTTAGGATCTTCAGGAATTAATTCACCTTTTTTTACAAACTTCATAGCACCATCAACCATTATGTTTTGATCGTATGGACTTCTAATCATTTTGACTTCACCAGACTCAGGTATTACAAAGTTTTTAGACCAAGCTTTTAATTCTGCCTCTGCTTCTTTAGTATACGGATTATCTATAGTTGATTGACTAATCCCTTCAGGCAGTGCATTACCTTCTGATGTTGTTTTAATATAATCAGCTATCATAGCTGAGTTAGTTCTAAACAAATTAGGATTGTAACTAAACTTGCCATTTACATCGTAATTACCTATATTGCTCAACAAATCTTGCTGTTCAGGATTTGGTGCTATACCGCCTTTTGAAGGGGCACTATTATCATAAGGTCTATTCAGTAAATACGTTTGTTTGTTTAGTATATTAGATTTCTTAGTATTTAATTTTTCTAAATCTATACCACCATTTTCATTTACAAATTTAGCTATTTTATATTTTTGTTGAGCTAGTAATCTTTGTATTGCTGGGTCAAAACTATCACCTAAAGCCCTACTTTCTATCTCTGTATATATATCTACAGAAGCTGTTTTATCAACGTTGTATAAAGTTATTTTTTCCGCATTAGCATAAACTTGACCTTCCCCATCTTCAGCTAGATCCATATCGTAGTCATCGCCGGTTTTTAGTCTTAGTTCTGATTTTCTACTACTAGGTACTTCAACTGTATAACCTGGGTATTGAGCTTCTAATATAGGTTTTAATAAATTTTTATCTTTTCTAGAGTAATGACGATCTGCATAAAGCCAAGTGTTTTCTGCTTTACGTGTAAAAAGATCATCAATATAAGATGTGCTATTATCTTTTAATCCAACGGCTGCAGATAATGCGTTAGTAGTTTGTTGAGGAAATAATAAAGAGTGTATGCCTTGTGAAACAATTTCAGTTTCAGTCTCTACAGCAGCGTTTGGATTAAGTATATTTAGCTCTTTTGTATTTTGCTTATATTTAAAGTTTTGTTCTGGATTCCAAGAATCACCAACACCATAGTTAGGTAGTGTAGCTACTAAATTATTAGTATAAGATACGTTTCTAAATTGTTCCTTTTGATTTTTGTAATCTTTATCTAATTTTTTTAGTAAATAAGTTTTATTAGGCTTGTTACTTTCTTCTAGTTCTTTTTTCTTTTTTGCATAATTAATTTCAATGTCATTTATAAGATTATCATCACTTTGCTGGGTTATAGATCTATCGTCGACCATATTAGAAAACGAAGATAGATCGGCATTTTCATATATGTTTTGTATAGGATCTATCTTAGTGTCATCAATCTCACCATCTCCAACATTAGCAGTTGCTCCAAAATATTTTCCTAAGAAGTTGTTAAAGTTTTTAGATTCTTCAGTTAGTAGCTCAGGCATAGTAGTTAACTCAGCGTGTAAGTCAGCTACTTTATCTGTAGTATTATAACTATTTACAAACTCGCTAAAAGTCATGTCTTGCGCTATTACGCCATCTCTTCTTAACTTTTCAAATAAATCTCTCATTTATATCTTGCCTATTTTTTTCTTTCCTTGTTCTGTTCCCATTAAATATTGATCTGCATATCCATATCCATAACCTTCATCAAGTATTATAGCTTCTAATGTGCTAGGATCTTTTATTTTGCCGTTTTCAAATTTAACAAAATCTGGGTTAAAACCTCCATATTCTCGCGGCACTGTAGTAGGGTTAATACTACCATCCATTTCAAATGTATACACTTTATTAGGTGATAATGAAAGTTGGCCACTAGTTATAGCGTTGTTAAGTACTCCATTAACACCACCGTATTTTGCTTTTATATCTGCTCCATTCATGTAAATAATATCTTTACCTGTAGATTTAACAGATCTTCCTGCATTCATTCCATCTGCAAACTGTTTTGAAACTTGCTCTGAAGTAGAAGCATTAGCGAATAAATTGCGAACTGATTTTGCGCGATCTGTATATGTATCATATTCTTCTGATGCTGTAGTTAATGTAGCTTGATTGTAACCACCTGTAACTTTATCAATTACTTCTTTTTCTTGTATAGCTTCTACTTTCTGTAAGTCACCATATATTTGACTGTATTTAGTTGCTAAACCTTTTACAGCTAAATCCATTTGGTATTTTTTAAATTCAGTTCTTGATATACTTTTATCACCATCTGTGTTTATCTCTTTAGCCTTTTCGCTTGACAATTCTTTTGTATACTTTTCCCAATCCTCATCATTTACTTCTGTTATAGACCAAGGTGCATTTAAAGATTCTTCTTCACTAATTAAGCCTGATTGACGCATTGTAGCATATGTTTGAAAAAAGCTTGAAGCGTTACTATTTATATCATCTGTCAGAGCTTTATATATATCACTATTTTCATCTTCAGCTGCTGCCATTATTTCATTACCTTTTACGGTTACTTTAGTTTTCCATGTACCGTCTTTTTGGTCTTTAAATTCAATTTTTTCTTTAAAATTGTCAAATAGATTTTCTCTCTTGTTAGTAGTATAAGTAGAATTAGACCAATTACCTATAGCATTTTCAGATTTTATAACGTAGTGGTTTAAATCTCTACCATCTTTCATAAATGCAGCGTTTTGTGCAGTTACATTTCTTGTTTGAACAACACCATCTCTATCTTTATAAGTAAATTCTACCGTCCCGTTTTTCAAGGTTTCAAAACTTACATCTGTTGCTTTATTGGTCGAAAGATTTTGTGCGTCAGATATTCGGTTTTGAGCTAGATAATTAGCATCATCACTTAGAGTACCAATACTATTTGCACCAGATAAATTTGTATTCCTCGCGGATAGTGACCATGCTTTTTGATCACTTGTGCTTGTTTGACTAAATGTACCTATACCTTTTACATCTATATCTGATGCTAGTTTTAGCTGATTAGATTCCTTTTTCATCTGTGCATTACCACCAGAACTATAAGCATCAATTTGCTTATTACTTATAGCGCTTGCTTGAGTACGTCCCCAACTCTCAATAGCGTTGTTGACGTCTGTATTAGCGTTCGTGGCTGACTCAGCTACAGTTTTTTCAAAAGAATAAGAATCTTCTAAAGCTTTAGCTTCTGCCGCTTCGTCTTTCTTTTTCTTTTCAGCTAGTCTAGCTCCCATGTTTTTCATAGACTCTGAAAGACTAGAGGTAAGACTTGATATAGATTGTGTTACCTGCCCAGGTAAAGCACTTAATTTGTATTGAGGTAAGTTAGGTTGTGCCATATTTATTTACTTTTTTTTATCCAAATGCTCCTGATCCAGCTGCTGATCCAGCTACACTTGCTGAACCAGTTACTGCTCCTAAAAACGCAGCGGAAGAAGCATCTTCATAAGCTTGTTGTTGATTTCTAAAATAGTCTGCTTCACTTTGTAATCTATTTATGTCAAACACTTCTCTTTCTTCTTGTATAGCAAATGCTCTTTCTTCTGCTTGTAATGCGCTTTGATCTAGAGCTATACGCTGCTGTTGTAATTGAGCTGCTCCTTGAGCTTGTAATTTTTGATTAGCCGCCTCTTGTTTTTGTATATCAGCAGATATACTTCTTTTTGATTCAGAAGCTGCTCTAGCTAAAGCTGTTGCTGAAGCTGAACCACCTGAAGACGTCATACCTTCCACCATGTTTGCTAAAGCTAAATCGGTTTGTTCCATTTGTATTTTAGCTGATTCTGTTGCGACTCCAAGATTAGCGTATTGATTTGTTAATTGAGATTTTAAAGCTCTAATATCGTCAGCTGTGTTTATTACGTCTTGTCTTCCAGCTATTGCAGCTTCAACTGCTTGTGCTGATTGAGAAACGTCTGTTTCCATATCGTTAGCTTTGCCTTGCATGATTACGCCACCTACTATACCTGCCACTGCTGGTGCTGCTACTGCTGCTACTAATTGCCACATAATTTTATTTTAAGATGATTGTATAAATTTTGAACCTACTGACCATAATTCTTTAGCTCCTCCTGGATCAGTTGTTTCGTCTGTTTGCATTAAAACATTTAATGTATATCCTTTTAAGCCAGAAGAAGTATTGCTAAATAATACTTGGCCGTTTTGTACTAATGATGAGTTTTTTATATTAGCTACATACAAGTTTTCTTTTCTATTGAAGCCAGCTCGCATAGGATAACCGCTAATAGGATCTGTATAAAGTCCTTCGTTATAACTATATATCACACCTGATCCGTCACTATTTACTTCATTTGGAGCAATATCTACACTAGTAGTGTCAGTAGACATTAACCTAACATACCAACCGTTATTACCTTCGTAATTTAATGTTTGAAACACTTTCTTCATAGAAGGAGAAGCATTTATAATAAACTGTATTGAACTCGGGTTTCTTTGATTATAAAACGTATTGTAGTTTTTATCAAGAGTATTTCTATAATGTAAATATAAAGAATGATCAATTGTAGAATAGTAATTACCTTTTAGACTAAACATAAATGAAGGTTTGTAAGTAAAAAAACTTACCCAACCTTTCACAGACTCATCAAAAGACAATGTAGCATAATCAGTACTACTATTTATATAAGTAGGAGTAGGCTGTAATGAAATCGTATAGTACCTACTATGGTTATCCCACCCACCTAATATTCTTGTTTTATAATTATAACTGAAAAGCCCTACTGCAGGAGGTATTATAGCACTATCGACTGTTAAGGTATATCTACCAGCTGGACTACCTAGTACAGGTGTTATAGAAGTAACAATTGTATTTAAATCTATTATGTTGCCACTATCTGATTCATATACTTTACTACCTATTAATACATCACAAAATTCATCTACCATAATTTCAAAAGTAGACTCTGCAGTAAGTGGCGGTTCATCAACAGTAAAATCAATAAACTTTTCTCTAATGTTATTATCTAATGCGGTTAAATTGTCTCTAAAATAATCTTTCATACCATACTCAGATATTTCAGTCAAACCATCGCGAGACAATCTCATTACCGTTGCTCTAACAGGATCTACAAAGTACTTTCTAAAACCAAATTGAGCAAATGATTCTGGGTTTTTACCTATACCATATCTACCTAAATAAGGAACTACTTGACCAATTACTAAATTTTGCGTACTTACGGGTTGTCCTTGACCTTCTGCTGAATATATAGCATCTTTATCTATTAAAGCTTGACTTACTTTATCTTCTTGGAATATGGTTAAGTTTGTTTCTTCGGCAAATAACTTTTGTATACTACCGTAAGACGGATCTAATGATTTTGTAATTGGTTCACCAACAGAAAATACATTAGTTTGATTAATATCAGTTCTTGAATTATAAACGCCAGAGTATATAAGAGAAGCTTGTCTAATGTCTTGGTCTGGCGATTCTTCATTTAGATAAGCTCTAACGCCCTGTGAAACCATTGAGTTATTAAAACCACCTTTAATTCTAGCTTCTTCAATATAGAAATTAGCTGATGATGCTGTGTCTACAACTGCAGCATCTATTGGAAAAGCTGGTTGGCCAAAAGGATTCCAAGGTAACCCAGGCCAAACCGGCTGTGAAGATGTACCTACAGGCGTTCTACTTCTTTCAGCTTTTTTCATCATGAAAGAATTGTAATACTTTACATCTATTATGGTTGCCATATTTATGTTCTTGTTAAAGTTAAATCAATAGTAAGTGTTGGGGAACTAGGTGATAAACCACTACCAGACCTATCAACTGCCTGTAAAATTATCTCAAACTGTACAAAATTAATAAGTTGCCATGTTTGAACACCAGTTTGATAAGTTACCTCTTCAGTTCCTAAATCAAGTAAACCACCAGGTACTTCTTCAGTGACATCTACAGAAAGCCATCCTGTGAGCCCTTTACTATCAATCATACATGTTGGTGAAATTATTACATTATTACCACTGTAGCTAGCTTGAAGAGTGTTTGGATTAGATACAATAGAAAATAAGCTATTTTTATACTCCCCAAATTTCTTAATTTGCCACGACTCTGGATTTCCTGAAGTTATGTAACCTACAGGCCATTCAACTATAGTTTGACCAGGAGCCAGGTATTGTGGCGCTGGCGCGTTTTCACCGTCAATGCATATAGCGCTTATCAACTCCCATTGTATTTCTTCATTTTGTAATGTTGCATCTCCACTACCATTAATACATTGAAAACCATTTAGATTTGGATCAACTGAATTTTTTGGGAAAATATCTCTGGTGCCAAGTGATCCAGGTAGGATAAAAACCATTGTTGGATTGTTGTAAAATCCAGTATAAGTAGGTCTTACATTAGTTATAGATTCACCTGAGAATGTTTGATTTATAGTGGTGCTTCCATTATCTAAAGCTAAAGTGAAATCAAATGTAGTTAAAGAGCTATCTTGACCAACATATGAAGCCCAATTAGACTTTGTTAAAACTTCAAAGCCTCCATTACCATTATCTGATAAAGTAAATTCTGACGTTCTATCATTTTGCTGACCATCTAAAACGCTTATTAAAGAACCGGTGATATTAGGTGATGTTACAGGATCGTTTGCGTTATCAATTAATGTAATAACACTACTAACAGTGTTAACACCTACCTCAGCTTCAGTTAAACTAAAATTAAATGGAGATAGTCTAACAGGGAATGTAGCTGGTAAACCACTAGCTATTGCATTGTTTAACTCACTAACTAGACCAGAACTAGTTGTCTCGTAATATATGTCTAATAGTGATTCAAAAGGCTGAGTTTCTGCTACAGATAAATAAGGAGCAAAACCATGTTGTTCTGAAACACCAATGCCAGTTGACGTACTTAATATGCCTATTAATGGATTATTGCTTGAATTATAAATTACACCTGGAGGTCCAAATGTTATAACGTCTGGTGAAGGAGTGCCATCGACTTCAACGGGTTGGCTAAGAACAACTACTGAGTTAGAACCGTCAGCATAATAAGCTTTAACATATATACCATCACCAGTGAAATATTTTTCAACTCCACCGTCATCTATAATACTTATGACAGCTAAACCAGGTTGTATGTTTTCGTTAAAACCATCTAGATCAACTGTTTCACTCCCAGGTGCTGGGATACTGGTACGAACAGTAGCTGTTGTTTTAAATAGATTTATACCAAGATCAGATAATTCAGATATTTGAGTTACTTTTTCTATGTCAGTTCCAGGGTAAAATTGAGCACTAGCCCATGAAGGATCTTCAAAGTTTGAAACTCTTAAAGATAGTTCAGTACTAGAATTGTAATTGGTTTGAGATGGTCCTACTTCTCTTAAATCCTTAGGAACTTTATTTATGTTATCAGCAAATAAACTAACTGTTGCTTCTACAGAGCTATCAGCGCCGTCTTTATTTATAGTTCCATTTACAATGCCCGGCAAGTATACATTATAATAATCTTGTTCTGTTTGTTTTACTACTATTTTATAACTGTACCATCCAATTAAGTTTGGTTTTATTAAAGGATTATAAACAAAAGTAGCAGAAGTTGCACCTCCCGTTATCGTGATAACATCTCCTCTAACATAACCGGTTCCAGGAGTGTTGATAGTTACTTCTTCTAGAAAACCTGCTCCACAATTACAGTTAACGATATCAACAGTTAAACCAGTTCCTGCACCACTTGTAGTAGTAGCTACGTCAGTTGCGTTAGCATATCCTCCGCCAGGAAATAAATCAGATATAGGACTAGGATTTGTATCAGTAAATAGACCGGGATATCCTACTTGACCAGTTGATTCTGGAATTTGAGCATTAAACTTTACTTGCAACGCATCTCCAGGCCATGAGTCAGCACCACCTATAGTTACAATATTGTTTTCAGAAAAACCTAATGTCTTATATCCATGATATATAGTAGAACCGCTAAACGTAACAGCGGAAGTGGAAGTTTCTTGATCTAAAGAGGAAAGTATAACATCTGAGGTTCTACCGTATCTATCCACTAAAACAATACCTACTTGATAATTTCTATTTTGTTTTAACGTATGATTTTGATATTCTTTCCTAATAGCGTCGTCATTTTCATCTCTTTTCTGGTTAGCAGCAACTTCATAATTTAATGTTCTAACAGATGTATATCCATCTACATAGTTACCATATACTACTCTATTTCCAGTAATTTCTTGAGTAAGAGCTTTTATTGGTACTCTATCGCTAACTCTAGTTATTTCATTTTCTGGTAATGTTTTTGAAGGTCTACGTGATTGATAAGAATAAGAAAGTACATTATCATCTAATGCTGCAAATTTGTCTAATGATATAGTATCAAGTACTTTTAACACGTTTTCGTTATCGTCCTTGTATATTATTTCTATTGATTCTACATGCATTTGAGAATTTAAGCTACTAAAGTTTTCTACATCACTTAAAAATGAAGGACAAGGTATTAATAGTTCTACGTCTGTGACTTTATTTTGAAAAAACTCTACATCTGTATCTTCGTAAGCTTTAACAGTATCTAATATTGTGTCAGAAGTTCCGTCAGGAAGTGTATGTTCTTTGCTTAAAAAGTAACCGTCTTGTTGAGGTATAAAGCATGCTTGTGTAAATGGAGATATTAATGAGTATTCATTGTCATCAAATTTAAATCTATACGCAAATCTTACAAATTTATCTTTTAAATATTGACAATCACCAGGCCAATTAGCATTGTAATCGGGGTTAAGACCTAACTCTATTATTGACACGTTACTAACAGTGTCTACTGCGCCTCCATTTGGCCAGGTTAAAGTTATGGTCCCGCCAGAAGTACCGCTAGTGCCTTGCACTTTACATAAATAGGGTGTACCATCACCACTAGTTAACTTTGCTAATGCTCCTGTCCAATCTAAGTCATTTAAATCTAAGTTTGTATTTTCACCCGCGTTTACGTTAAACGCAACACCTTTGGTTAGAGTAGTAGTTATAGTAGCCGGAAAAGAGTTGTAAGCGGGAAGAAACTCAGTGCAAGTGTCTTTCATGGTTGTTTGAGACTCAACTGTTATTGTTATTTCTGCTTCACCAATTCTAGGAGCTATTTCAATAACATCTCCGTCTTCATATCCAAAACCTTGATTAACTATTTCTAAACCTGTTAATTGCCCAATAGTTGGACCTATAGATACTGCGCTAGTTATTCTAACAGTTAAACCTGTTCCCGATCCTCCAGCTGTAGGAACTACTTCATTTAAATAATTATTATAAGAACTATCTCCAATTCCACCTGGATTACTTATAGAATAATCTACTATATAATCCTTTAATAAAGATATAGGTTCAAAAGGATAATATTTAGCAACGTTTATTTGATCGTCATTAGTATAGTAAGATGGATTAGGTAATCTACCAGGATTAGCTTTATTTATGTTTATTTTTCTAGGTTGATTACGGTTGTCTGTCCAAAATAAAAGATCTTCTAAAAGATTTATATTTTCAATATAATGAGTTAATGAAAAATTTAAAAATTTACCTTCAACAAGTTTTACTTTTTCCTCGGTTTCTATGTTATATCTCCATATATTACATATAGCTTCGTCAGAAGGATAAGAGCTTAATCTATCTGTAGATGTGTCTATGAAGTTAGTTAAAAATAAATATATATCTTTACCTTGTTCATCAACAAAGTAACCAAGTATTTCAACATTACAATCTTCTATATTTAAATCAGTCTCTATTATATTGCCTAATACCGTTTGTAACGTTCCTACATCCGAACCTTCAGATTGACTTACGGATACATTAATAGCTTCTCTATATTCACCATTAGGTAAAAGTCTAGCGTCCAAATCTCTATTCATTTTGGACTTTATAAAAGTGTTCTTGCTTTCAGCCATGTTTAATGTTTAAGCCATTTAGATTTCCCTCTCATTACTTGTACAAATTCATCTAACTTAATATTGCTTAGTCTTATTTTAGCATTTCTAAGAGCTGCATATCTATCTTTTTTGTATCTTTGTACTATATACTCTGGTACGTTTCTTCTTACTGAGGTTAAGCTATATAATATATGTTTATACATAGCTTCTTCAGCCATTTTAGGAACTTTAGTATCTTCATCATATCCTAAACCATCTGATATATATTCTAATACTATAACTCTTTGAGAAAGGTTACTGCTAAAAGAAAACATACCTGTTCTTTCATTTATAGTATACCAACCATTTGCTTGTGCATACTCAGGTTTTTGACCATATAGTCTTCCATACCAGTCTAAAGTAGGATAATATCCCCAATAATCTCCCCAAGGATATTGCTCCCAGTTTTGTTCAAAATTCCATTGTTGATTTTTCCATCTATCTTCCGTTATAGATAAATTAGCTTCTAAATTATTTTCACTATTATCTTGTATAGGTATACCGCCAGTGTCTTGTATAGGTAATTCTGTAGGATTAGTAGTTAGTGTAGTTGGGTATATAATTCTTCTAACACCACCATCGTCAATCCATGATAAGCGTACATAGTTTACATAATCTTGCGGTATAGGTACAGATAAGCTAGGTGGAATAGTTAATTCTTGAGACTTAACACTTCTTAGTGTGTCGTATGAAAACTCTTGCAAACCTCTTTTAGCATGAAATAGCACATCACTCCTTCTAACCCTTGTTATCACATTGTCAGGTCCAACATACGCAGCTAAAAAATTATTTATAATATCACTTAATGGTACATACTCATAACTACCATAGTTTGACTGTACGGCAAAATCCTTTAACTGACACATCATAAAACCACCACTATAATATCCCAATGTCAATACTCTAGTTCCATCAGCGTCTATAACTTTTAAAGTACTATCGTCTACTAACACAGGTGGTGTTCCAAAACTTGCTATGTAATATAGTTCAAAATTAGAAGTAGAATTAGCTATTGTGCCGTTTGGAGCAAGCCTGCTTTGTAACTTAGTATTAAAATCGTTAAATACAAAATCATTTTGACCTGGTGATCCCGTCGACACTGCCACTATATGTTGACCAGAGTAATATTGTGCGTTAGTTTCTTTTATTAGTCCCATTTATCAAGATTTTTCATTTACTTCTTCTTGTTGTATCTTTTGTGATGCTATTTGCACTATTTGTGGATCTCTTATAACTACACCAGCGTAAAATAATATATTAACAACTAATTCAGTATATTCACTATTATCTAATTCAAAATCTACAGATCCAGTAGATGGTACAACTGTGCCTGACGTTCCGGCAGGTGCATAATTAAATTCTCCTAAAGTACCAACTGTATAGGCCCAAACAGGATCCTCTGGTTTTTTAATATAACTTATTTCTATAGGAGTTTCACCCGATGTTGTAGCTAATTGTGGAGTTGTTTTTATTTTATTCTCCTCATATAAATATACAGGATATTCTTTGGTGGGAGCTGCTAAAGTAGATCTTCTTAGCAAGTTGAACTCGTGTCTAGTAACTGGTTGAGCTTCTATATAGTCATTGTTATATGAAACAGCAGCAGTTAGTGGAGTCCATGTTGTATAGGTTTGAGATGGCCTATATGTTACCTCATTTAATCTGTAAAGATTTATTGGTATTTCAAAGTAATCACCACTTACATTATAAGTAGGAAAAGTGGATGTTCTGAAATACTCTATTTTCTTTTCTATTTCGGCTAGTCTATCAGCGTAGTCTACTTCAGTTTGTGGAACTCTAGATTGTTGAGTAAGATCTTGAAAATATCTTTCAAATATCTCTCTTTGTACTTGAGTTCCTATTTTGTTAAACTCAAACGGTGTCATATATCCTCTTTGTTCTTTATTTAGGATCGTTAACACTGTTTGGTATACGCTGTTTACGTCTACTGCCATTATAAATATTTTAAAAAAGAGGTCGCCAATCGCGACCCCTAATGATTATAATCACTTATTATTTAAGTTTTTTCTGTATTGATTTATAAACTTCTAACCCTTCATCAGTCTGAAACCAAGCAGCCATAGCTGAATATGCGTTTTCTTCAAATGGTACTGTCATAAGTTTACGACCGTTGCTAGCCCAACTAAACGTTCTTTGATCTTCGCTTAATTTTATTATTCTAGATTCTGCAGCTAATATAGCTACATTTCTTAATTGAATTTTTTCATCATTGGCTAGTTCTAAGAACAAAGCAGGATTATTTCTAGCTAATAGTAATATATCTCTTTTTATTTCTTTAGAACTCATGTTAGCCACTTTAGATCCAATCTCAACCCTTAGTATTGCTTCTGCATGGTCTATTTCTAATTCTCTAGCTATTATCATTGCATCTACTTCTAGCTCTAGCGTATCAACACTAGATTCTGCTAGTATTTCTGGTCTGTATTCAGCATACTCTCTATCTCTTTTTGGATGATACAAAGATAAAAGTTTCTGTAAGTTCTGTTGTTCTTTTGGAACAAACAAACGACCTGATTCAAAAACAATATGACCTAACGTCGCTGTTCCTTTTTGCTCATCAACGAAAGGGCTAGACATATTAGTAGCATATCTTAATTCTCTTTGAGATCCATTTGCTTCATCGAAAAAAAGCAAAGGAGATCTTAACGAGTGTTTTGAATTTAACCTTAATGTTAGTGGTTTTTTGTTTAATAATGTATAAAGACGATCTTTTATTTCCCAAGATTCATCTATACTAGATTTTTGTTTTGACATAATATAATATAATAGTTAATAAAAAGCTAGAGTGCCGAAGCACCCTAGCATAATTTTGATGTTATTAAGTAGTAAACAACATAAAGTTGTTAGCCGCTTGAGTAACTAAACATCTTTCAGATAGGAAGTGAACTTCCATAGCATCTAAAGAAGATGTGTAAGCTCCACCAACTGAACCAGTAACCCATGACTTCATTCTACGATCATCAGCTTCAGAAGCTCTATATCTTACGTGTAAGAAAGGTCTTCTAATGTTTGATCCTAGCATTTGGTCATAAACTGTAGATGTTCCAGCAGGTACTAATACACCTTCGATATCTGGTGCTAAACCTCTAGTTGAAGCATCATTTAGATATTTCCAGTCAGTCTTATAGAAATCATAAGAACCTCTTCTAAATCCATCAAAACCGAAGTTCAATGCCATTTCAGAATCGTTCTCAAATAAACCATAAGAAGCACCGCCTGAAAAACCTGCGTTTACTTCTGCTATCATGTTATCAATAGATAAAGCTAAAGATCTATTACAGAAAATCATATTTTCTTCAATAGCACCTTCAAAATCTAATTGAGCCAAGATAGTATCGAAGTCAGCCAAAGCGCCCGATCCATCACCTGTTCCTGCAAAATTTTGGTACTCATGACCTCTATCTTTAATAGCAGCGAATAAACCTTCTGTACCTTTGTCATCTGTAAAGTTACTATTTAAACCTAAACCTTTAGCAGCAGATCCAGTAGCAGCAAGCTCACCTTCAACAATTGCCATTTCTAAGTAATCTTCAAATCTTAGTCTTGTTTCAGATTCAGACTTTAAATACCATAGATATCCAGAAGTACCATCTTCAGTAGCAACTTCAACCCAACCAATTTGAGCAGCATCAGATCCATTGATCTCAAACTTATCTCTAATAATAATTGGAGAGTTAGAGTACTGTGTAAAATCTGGCTCGATAGAAGCTAATCCATCAGTGTCAGATCCTTTTTGCCAAGCAGCACCGTAAACAAATACAGCAACGGCTGATCCAGTACCACCTGAAGAAGCGCCTTCTCCTTGGAATACACCAGATGGATTAGGATCACCAGTTAATAAACCTGAAGCAGTATAAGGAGCCACAGAAATTTCACAAGTTCTAGGAACACCAGAACCACCACCTGCATAAGCACCTGGAGCTGCGGTAACAATTACCTTCATTGATTCACCAACACCAGCACCAGTTGTACCGTTTCCGTAAACAACTAATGTTTGATTAATTTTAATCGCACATTGTTTGTTACCTACAATACCACCATTAGCTGTAACGTCTGGATCAATAGTAATTCTAATTGTAGTACTATCAACAACTTCTGCAGTGTCATAAGAAACGTGTAATCTATTTTGTTCTGACCAAACAACCTGATCTGAAGTCATTGGCATTTCTGCGCCTACCATTCTCAAGAAACCAGAAATAGTTCTGTTTCCGTATCTTTCTACCTCTTGCTCATAGAGCTCAGGTAGATATTGTTGAGCAAAATCGTTATCACCTTCCGTGAAAGAAAGATAATTACTCGATAATGCCATTCGCTTTTGAGCGGGCTCTAAGTTAGGAGCCAATCCTGGAATTAATCCCATATTTTCTAAATTTTAATTTTATGTTCGTTTTTTAAATTTTAATTTAGAGGAGTCCGCGCCAGTAATAGCCTTAACTTTTAAACCATTAATATAAACATCACCAGAAGCTGTTGCTCTAGGCTTGCCATCTTGGATATTTTTGGATTTAGCCATAATATCTTTTGTAGCATCAGCTCTACCTTGTTCATAAAAGTGACTTACTAAGTTATCAGAATTACCTGCTGCATAAATAGCCTTGTGATAACCAGCGTAATCTTTCACACTACCATCATCATTCAAGAACTTCTTAAATACAGATTGTAAATTTGTTTGTTGATCTGCGGTTTGGCTTGGGTCATTTAATTTGTAATTAAACTTTTTTTCTCCAACGTCAAATTTAAATCCATTAAATTCATTTTTGAAAAAATTATGAGTTTTATCTTTAAACGTCCCATGCATTTTTGTTTGCCTATCTTGGCTCTCTCTATATGTATTTACAAAATCTAAAGCAGCTTCGTATTCTTCATTAGGAGCATTGTTATTAGTCTTCAACTTGATTTCCTTATAATACTCTTGTTTTGATTTTTCAAGCTCACTTTTAGCTTTTGCAATTTCTTCTTTGTATGCTAGTTGTTTCTTTTTTACAGTTCTAGCATCTTCCTCTTCTTCATTCCATGAAAAACTATCTTCTAATATAAATTCTATTTCTTCTTGGTTCAGATGAGGTTTAGTCTTTTTATAATACTCTCTTAATACTTGACTATCGTTTAAAGAACTGTAGTCTTTATTTAGATTAATATAATCCTCCATTGACCCTCCAGTTTCATTCATAAACTTAACTAAGTCTTGTAGGTTTTCTGGAACTTGTGCTTGAGGTTTTATTTCTTTTTTAATTTCAGGCATAGCAGATGTTGTTTCTACTATTTCTTCTATTGTAGATTCTTCTACCGCTTCAACCTCTTTGGTAGGTTCTTGTTCGGCGCGTGCTTGTTCCAAGTCTTGCAATTCTACTTTGGTTTCTTCCTTTGTTTCTTTGCTTTGCTCATCAGACTGTAGCTCAACTTTCGTTGTTTCTGGCTCTTGAACGGCATCTTTTTTTTCTTCTTGTAAATCTACTTTTACTGTGTTTTGTTTTTCTACTAGTTTTTTAGGCCTTCCAGGTTTTTTCTTCACCTTGAACTCGCCTTCTTGTTTCACTTGTTCTGACATAATATAATATAATAATTAATAATTAAGTAGGCATAAAGTCACCTGCTGTTAAAGGCGTTTGACCCATACCACTTCCTTTTTCAAAATCTACTGGTGCACTATCGTTATTTCTTTGTGCTATCATTTGACTTTGTTGTGTTCCTTGTATTCTTGTTCTTTGATCTTTTCTTTGCTCGATCATGTCTTCTTTATCCTTGTCTTTTTGTATCTTAGCTTGTTCTATTTGCATAGCAAAACCATGATTAACTTCAGCCATTTTTATTTGATGGTTTAGTTCAATTTGCATTTTTTGAATTTCCAACTCTGTTTTTACTTTTTCTAATTGAGACTGGGTTTCCACTAATGCTTGTTGTTTTTGAACTTCAGACATTGCTTCTTGCTCTCTCGCTTGAGCCTGAGCCTGAGCTTGAGATTGAGCTATTTGCTCTTGCATTTTTTGATCTGCTTGCGCTTTCTTTTTTCTTCTAAATTTAAGAAACTGATTAGCTAACTTTAAATTTTTAACTTCTCTTATATCAATAGCATCTTCTAAATATATTTGATTATTCTTTAATGCTATTTGTATATTTTGCTCAAGCATTGCTTTTTCTTCTTCGTCTGGTTCAAGGTTTATAAATATACCAAAATCGTGTATATTTATTTTAGATAGTTCCTCTAATGTAGCTGTATTGTATTCAGATATACTGTTCATTAAAGCTTGTTTAGTAGTTGGGAAAGCTAATGAATCAGCAACTCTTAAGGATATGTTTTCACAAGTTCTAACAGTTAAATACAAACTACCTTGTAGTATATGTCTTGTAGCTGTATTACTGTTTGCGGCAGCTAATTTTTGTAAACCAACTAATGAATCTTTATCAGGCGTACTAGCATCTCTAGCTTCATTTAAACCAGTTACATCTCTTATCATTTGTAAATAGTAGTTGTAAGTTTGAATAAGGCTCTGGATTTTACCCATACCGCTAGAACTACTTAATTCTTGTATAGGAACTTTACCTCTATTAGCATCACCTTCCTGTGTAAGACTTCTACCTACAACACTACCTGTTTGGAAGTACATGTTCAGTGCTTCTCTTGGATTATAGTTAGTTCCATTTCCAAGATCTACTTCAGCTAGTCCATCAACGTCTAAGTATACACCATCAGGTACTATACGTGACATAACTTGTTGCAGTTTTAAATGCGTAAGTTGAATCATATCCGCGAATCCAGTAACTCTATTGACTAAAGAATCGATACGACCCTTATATAAGCGTGGAGCACAGATGTTGTAATTCATATTAACTTTTACAGTATCTGAAACTGGTCTAGTCATGTTCTCAGCTAAATTCCATTTAAGCATCATCTCATGACCTAATATTTTAGCACCACTATATAATACCTCTATTGATCTATATTCTTTTTTGAAATTAGGATTATCTGGGGCTTCTAAAAATGTATCTTGTTTTTCTAGTACTTTTTCTAAACCAGTGCTAGTTTCCTTTAACTTAAACACTTGGTTTGTAAAAGTTTTATATTCAAAATATAATACTTGTATAATATTATCGTCTCTTCTACCGTTCCAGTTTCTAGTATAGTTTTGATTTCCTGGGTATTTTTGTATCTCTTCTAGTTCTTTAGGAGTTAAATGTGGGAACTCTTTTTTAAGTTCTGATAAACTAACACCTTTTACTTCTCCTACATACCACATGTCCTCAAAGTTAGGGTCTTCAGTATATGACCAAATTAGGTTGGCTGGATCAACGTAATCTACAGTTACACCTTCAGATCTATTCCAGTTAGTTTTTACAGCACCAATACCTAAGACTGTTAAGTCGTAATTAACTCTTTGTCTAGTTAGCTCATATTTATTATAATCTAACACTTGATTTATAACTTCTTCTTCAGCTACTTCTACACTTTGTTTAAAATCCATTTGCATATGCACAGCCAACTCCTCTTTGTCTTGTGGAGCCGCGCTTGGATCGCTACTATTAAAAGCATTTACACCTAAAGTCTTTTGTAAATTATCTAAGAATTGTTTAGCATTTATGTCAGTCAATAAGCCTTGAGCATACTCAGTTCTTTGCTTATTTGAAACTGGATCTTGAGCATAAGCATTAATATCATAAGTTCTTTGACTAATACCATTTACAACTATGTCTACAAACTTAGACAATATAGGTACGGGTTTCCAATCTAAATTTAAGTATGATAAATCCCCATCAATAGCTAGTTCGTCTTTATATTTTTGTATTGGCTGCTCACCTCTAGCGTATAATCTAAGCATGTGGAAGTTCTGGTAGTTTTCGTGGAATTGATCTCTACCTCTTCCTGCCCAGAACCAATCTCCTTCAATAGCTCTGCCTACTTGAAGACCATACTCCCACGTTGCTTTTTCTGCATCTGGTACTACCTGGTCCGGAAAAGCGCTTTGTGAATTAGTATAAACTTTCATTTGTATCTTTTATTTTTGATGTTAAACCGCTATTGTCGTAATTAGTCATATTTAAACTTATTTTTTTAACTGATGTTTGGCTATTAGGTGCATATTTGTTTTTATTACAAGCCATTATAGCTAAACCAGAACTAATAGAGGCATCATGTTTAGTTCTATTATTTATATTAAATTTAGCCCAATCTTCTAATGTTTTTTGAAAATACATACTACTGTATGAATCCTCAAGTAATCCAACGTGTTGTTCTATATAATATTCTATCGCAGCAGCGTGAGCCTGCTTAATATCCTCGCTAGTGTTAGGTATGCCACCTATTTCTCTTTCTGCTGGTGATAATTTATTCCATACTTTGTCAGGCCGATTCATGCTAAAACCTCTATATCCTCTACGCCTTATATAATACAATAATCTTGGTTTATTATTTTCAGCAAGTATTGGCATGCCATAAAATACTAAAGCCATAAGTACATCTTCAAAAAATATATCAGCCGTTTGTGGTCTAGCTATATACTCTAAAAAAAAATGATTAGGTGGCGCATCTTCCATTGAAAACTTAGTTAAACCATGAAGTGATCCTTTTGATCCTTTGCCATCAACTGTTCCAGATATATCATAACTATCACAACCAAAAGCTCCAACGTGTTCATTGCCAGGGTGCTTAACACCATTTTTTATAATCACTCTATTTTGAAGATTTTTAGGTGGAACCCAAGAAATTAAAAATCTACCGTCTTTATTAGGATAGAATATTACATTAGTATCTTTAAGTCCATTTTCCCACATGAAACTACCTCTTGTAACTCCTTGTGTTCTTATAACCTCTTGATTGTAATCAATTTGTTCGTATATTTTAGTTAAGTTAAATATACTATTTTTAGTCTCATCTCTAAAAGCATGTTGTTCTGTACGTGGAAACTGCCTATAGTATTCATTTAAACTATCGCTATCGCTTTTTAATCCTTCAACTTCATTTTCCCAATGCTCTATAACTCCGATTGTAATTGGAGTATTATCAATTCCGAATATTTTATCCTTTGGCGTAGTGAATACAGGTGATCCAAAAGTATCCATGAATCCTTCGTAGTTCCACTCCATAGGTATGAATAAGTTATAGAGTCCAGAGCTTGTTTGTCCGTTTCTATTTCTTTTTGTAACGTCTGAATTGTAGTATAATTTTTTGAAGTTTTCTCCACCTTTATCTAAAGCGTTTGAAGTTGAGCCCATCATACATTTACCTACTATTCTTGATCCTAGCCTTAACGTAGTTTTTGTAACTCTCCAGTTATTTAATATGTTATCAGGTCTTTCCCATTTACCACTCTCATCATGCGCTAATATTTTTAGCTTTTCACCATCGTAAGAGTTATCGCCTGTGTTCTTCCAATCTATTGTTGTATCTAATCCTTCTAGCTCAGCTAGTTTAACATTATCATCTAGTTTACGTCTAGTAAGTTTTGAAGCTGGGACTCTATATGCCAGTTCGGTCTTAGGACGATCCATACCATCCTGGATCGGCTTGAAGAAAAACGGATAGTTAACGGATATCGGGACAACTT